TATGACAAGGTATTACATCACCTTGTACCTTGTGAGTTCTACCAATCTTGATTAAGCGGTTATCATTATACCTTAACTTTCTACCCTTCTTGCTGAAATAGAAAGCTTTTACTGTTTCTTTATTACTCATAGATTAACCTTCATACCACTTAATAAAAATCATTACCTTATCTACTATTAAACAAGATAAGATAAACCACCACGACGAAACTATAACACACTCAGAAATAATAGCAAGCTGTTCCATCGAACTAGTACCCCAACCAGATCAACACATCTTGTGCTTTATAGGATTGACGCACACCGTGTGTCTTAAAGAAATCATCCAACTCACCTAGTAGTCCATGTTTACGTACCTCAACCAAAGCCCTATCTAAACTAATGATTCGACCTTCTGCTGACTCGTAGTAATCGCTCATAATAACACCACACTTACTTAATAATAGGTTGTTGTTAAAAAAAAAACATATACAAGAGATAATGCACACCACATGCCAACAATGTAAACTGTAATAGAATCAACAACTTAGCTACAACACAACATAAACACACACCACACCTCTAGTAGTAGAGGTGACACTATTTGTCACTATCAACTCAATATAGTCACACAGGGTAACATCACACCTACATACACCTACTACTACACCTTATACTAGAAGCACCGGTACACACTACACACCTTAAGACATTACCCCTAAGAACTTCCTTGTACATCCCATAGGGCTTAGCCTAAGAGCTTTCTTAGTCTTCTTAAGGTTGAGTGGGAATACTCCAGGGGGGATTAAACCCCTAGGTACTGTCTTAGTCCATCTTAGTCTATCGATTGGTATAAGACTTGCTAGGGAATCGAGTTGGCACAGGTCTTGCTTAAGAGGTTTTCCAGTAAAATCCCCTAAGGTATTTTTAGGGGGTATGGAGGGGTTCGCAGATCCTCCTAGGGTGCATTCAATCCCTCCAAAGTATCTCAAAATTTTTTATTATTAGGGACTACCTTCGTAAGTTATTGATTTTAAAAGAGATTCCCTTTGAGCGTGCCCTTAGCAATCGCAGAGATCAGGGTTATCGTAACCGGGGTCGGAGTCGTTCACTTACCTTTCGCAGGGGCTCAAGGACGTTTACTCCTCTAATCACGATGTAAGAAAGGGACAAACAGTGCTAGGACAGTGGGTTCTCTCTCTTTGATAAATTAATTTGAAATAATTTAACTTTATATTGAACTTAATAGAAATAGTGTTGTCTAATAAACCATATGTCCTTAGGAAGTTATAGAAATTAACTTAGATTAGTGTGTAGAAGGTGAGGTACAATAACACCTTAAGGGGATTGTTAAGTAAGATATTTTAAATACGTGGAACTTTATCCAAAACGTGTTGTCTAATACATACAAGAGAAAGGAATAGAGATTATGGCAGTAAAGAAAAAGAAGACTGGGTTAACGGCAGCTCAGAAGAAGGCGGGAGTAGCTAAGGCTAAGCGTAAGATTGCCACCCATAAGGCGGCTTCTAAGAAGAAGCGGAATACTACATCAAAAGATGTACCAGGTAGTGGTTTGGCTAAGAGAGCGGCTACGGCTATTGAGAAGCGTAGAAAAATGCTTCGGAACATATAATGAGACCGGGACATGTGGGGTCTACATAGATAACAAACCGATGAACTTTTTTCTTTTAATTCATCGTAACATTATACTGGGTCCACAGTTCAAGGGTAAACATATTGATATGTAGCTTAACGGGTAAAGCGTCCGGCTGTTAACCGGAAGGATACAGGTTCGAAGCCTGTCATATCAGCCAATTTATACACCTCCTAGCTCAAACAGGTAGAGCATCTGAGTACCTCTCGGTCAGTTCCTGGTTCGAATCCAGGGGAGGTGTGCCAAATACGCGGGTATGAGTACGGGTTACTTCCGTCGGGTTTCCAACCCGGTTGCTAGGGTTCGAATCCCTATATCCGCTCCAATCAAACAACCTCTGGAGATTTCAGTGGCAGGTAAAAAACGTGATTACAAGCAAGAACGAAAACGACAACTTGCCAGAGAAGGTCGAGAGGGTGAACGGAAACGTGCCCAAGCGCAGCGTAATGCCAAGAAAGCTGGCATACGGAAAACTGGGGATGGCACAGACGCAGGTCATAAGAAGGCTGCGAAGAATGGTGGGTCTCCCAATAAAGGGAATCTGAAGAAGCAATCCAGGGGCTCTAATAGAGCCGCTGGTGGACGATCAGGTAACAAGGCAGGTAAGGCAGCAGGTGGACGAAAGTCGTCCCGAAAAGGGGTCAAGAATGTCAAATAAAAAGTATCCGCAACCTATTCCAGAAGTTAAGTACGGACAGTACTTGTTTGATTCCAACACACGAGCACTTCACTGGCACGCTGACCCAACCCTGTGCCTTAGCGAGAATGAGCAATATCTAGCTAACCGCGCTGCTGATATTTATTTCAAGGTTAACTTAAAATACCAACCCAATTTCAGATCCGATGAACACTAGTTGAACGTCTGTACAAGTGTTGGTCAGTTTAATGCGTATGCACTGGGAGCAATCGCAGCTAATTTTAAACAGGTAGGCAGTTATGAAAGGTTTCACAAGTGTGTGTATCCTCTTATTCTTAATAGGGTGCTCTGCGTTAACAGATGTTGCTGGTGGTGCCATTAAAGGTGCTTTAGGTGGCGACGACGGGGGTATCGCATTAGATGCACAAGTAGGTGACAACGAATCAGAAACGAGCCTACAATCAAAAGGAGCTAGGGGGACAGGGGACGTTATAGCTAAAGATGATGCACATGTGGAGGTCAACACTGAGCAAGTGGACACACAAGTGCGCAGTGCTGAAAAGGTTAATATTACCAACCAAGAGATTGCTCCTTGGTATCTGATCATATCAATATCGTGTATGATATTGTTTTGGACACTGCCGGCACCATCCCAAATGGGTTCTTGGGTAAAGCGTAAACTTACCAAGCCAAAGGTTCACAGAAAACAAAGGAACAGATAATGGCGACACCGTACACACCTACCATCGTGTCCCAGGGGTTTGGGGCTGAGAGTACTATTAACCTTAACTTCAGTGCAATAGCGACTGCGCTAGAGTCTGTTCTTAATAAAGAAGATGATGCATCAAATGTGATGAATGTCGACTTAGATATGAACGGGTTTAATATCCTAAACATCGGCACTTTTGATGTAGTAGTGTCAGCAGAGAACATAAATCTCGTAGACACTGGAACCTACTTCACAGGAAGCACAGTAGAGACTGTTCTCCAAGAGGTGGGATCAGCCTTAGAGGAGGTTAAGAAAACCGGCGCGGGGACTGCTGTATCTTACACATTGTCCGCCAGCAACCATGAAGAGTGGAAGCAAGTGAGTGGATCAGGCTCCTTGGTTGTAACCATCCCCAGTGTATCTACCGTAGATCTTACTCGATCTGATGGTGTACCTTACACCCACTACATTACTTATAATGGAAGTGGCTCCTTAACAATTACAGGTGCGGCAGGCACGACAGTGGTTGTACCTGAAGGTATGAGCAACGTTTTAAGTGAGGCGGGACAACACTGCGCCTTAGTGCTTTCAACAGAAGTATCAGATTTGTGGTATATTATTGGACACACTGACGCGGAGTAGGTTATGTTTAGAAGTATCCTAGCGCAACAGCAAGGTGCTGGTAATTTAGGAGGCGGTGTTATTACACCACCAGCAAGCGGTTTCACTGATGACACATATTGGGAACCGAGCAGTAACCCGAGCGTAGATCTGGCTTATTCTTGGAATGGCTCAGAGTGGTCTCATCCAGGTGCCACAGGGGCTGAGGCCGACGTGTTCGAACTCCAAGTTCGATCCTCTGGAGGTAATGCTGGTTGGCAAATAGGTTACGCCCCCACTCAATTAGTAATACTTTTAAATGCTGGGGTTAATACCGGACCGGGCATATTGAACGTAAACACTATTAATATTAAAACTTTTGCGGGAAGCAACTTAGGTACGCAAAGTTTTGCATTCAGCTCTTATGGTTCAGATGTAACCTTAACCGTCCCATTAGGTATTAGCGGGGATGATATTTACAGAATACAATTCAACACCTTCTTACGCAGCACTGGGCCTATTATTAAAAGTGTGGTTTTCTCATAACCAATCTAAACAACGAGGTACATAATGTCCACTCCTTATTTCTCTAACCAACCTGGGTCTACTGTTCAATCAAAGACTCTTATAAACATTACTAGCGCCGCCCCTGGAAAGATTCACAAAGTTCCTCAAGGTTCTGCGGTTAAGATTTACCCAACCTCAGCTGGGACTGCTGCAGTCTATTCAACCAACACCCAACAACAAATATCCGATCTAGATACCGACAACGCTGCTATTCTCGCATCCACTAACGCCTCCTGGGATGTTTGGGAGGCGGGGACCGTTTCGGAGAAAACTGTCCAGGCGACAGTTGTTCCTGTTGAGACGGTAGCGTTGTTAGTCTCTTCTGGGACTTGGGTTTTAGAGATTTCAGCATAATAACAGGAGATTTAAATGTACACAATAAACAACATAGGAGGCTGTGAGTCCTCTACATCTTCCGGTGGTACAGAGACTCCTGATCCCTCAGGTCTTGGTGGACTTATGGGAAAGTTGAGAGGAGATACAGGTGATGCTGGTATTCTTATTTGTGGAGATAGCACAGGTAACGAGGATACTGAGTGGGCTTATTATCTAGCTCAATGGTATTTCTCAAACTTTTCAGAATTCACGGTGAATTATTATTTATGGGATAGTGGTGCTGTGGCATACTCTCCTGCAGTTTTAATAGGATCAGGCTCAGGAGCAAACACACTAAACATCTACAACATCTCCGTAAGTGGCTGGAGACCAGATGTAATTTTAGGTGAAGGTTTTGCGGACGGTGTAGAGGCACTTAGCGGAATTGATGCTATTTTTATAAACCACGGACACAACACCGTCACAACTTATAATAACACAGATCAAGAATATATTCGGGTACCGCAATACCTTGAACTTATCTCCCCTGTGGTAAGGGTGCATTCAAACGCAGGTCTTGTTATAATAGGACAAAATCCTCGAAGAGATGATACAAGCTATGATGATGTTTTTTCTTCTCTCTCAGCCACTGCTGAGGTTGTCGGTGCAGAGTTTATAAACGTTCATGAAGAGTTTGTATCAAGAGGGAAGGCCCCGTCACTTTATTTTGATGGAACACATCCTTCAAAAGGTTTAACAGAGACCGGTACTCAGTTATTTTACAACAAAATAATAGCCGCGCACGGACTAGCGTCTCCTGTCGCAGATGCTAAACTCCCCACTAACTCTTTGGCCGATACAGCCACAAGTGGTGAAAACCTCTTGGTGAACGGGGATATGTCAGACTATGCTGTCACTTTGGGGGGTTGGTCGCTGGTTAATTGTACTACTAGTAAAGAGGTGGTCAATTTTGAGAACACTATTAATAACTACTCTGTACTGTTAACACCTGTCAGCTCCACCTCTATCAGTTATATCCAGCAAAATATAACAGGATCTGAGTTAGATGCCATAAAAGGTAAGTGGATAACTATGTTTGTTAGGTATTACATTCCTGCAGGTACCAACCCTTTTGTGGGGAGGTTGACTCTTAAAGATGATGTCGCTACAGGAAACACCATCGGTATTTCAAATGATGCCAGAGATAACTGGTTTTGGAGAGGTGTAAGTTTATTTGTTGACCCATCTACAACATCTGTAAATGCTCGTATTTGGTGTGACTCAAGTACCTCTAACGGTGAAACCTGTCTTGTAGATCGGGCGGTTTGTGTAGAAGGTAGGTTACCAAGAGATATAATATAGTAAATACACGGAACAGTGCATGAGGTTATTATGGAATATAAAGAGTATGTTGGTTTTTTAGATTGCCAAGGAGTTGTATCAGACACTAAACTTAGGGCAACGAACGGTGTAATGTATACAGAGACCTTGTTTGAAGAGACAATCAGCTCGCGTATGAAGAAGGCTGGACATGAGGCAATCTACTCTTTACGTGAGTGCCCTGTCAGTGACTTACCGTCAGCCTACCAAATATATATCAACTCTACAGATGAGACGGAGGCTGCACTTAAGTTAGTGGGCTCCTTAGCACATTGGCGGAAGCTGTGTAATCTAAAGTGGTTTATTAGCGGACGTCCTGAGATTAGTTTTGAAGGTGTGCTACAGTGGCGTAAAGATATGTGGGAGCGTGATAGATCTGAATCTAAGAAAGTTCTAATAGGTCTGTGTAAGAGTGGAAACGTTACAGCTGCGCGGGCTTTACACAAGATGGCTAGCGAGGACTTATCTGCACTAGCAAAAACAACTAAACCACAATCTCCTGTGGTTGATATAGAACCAGACGATGGTTTAGGTTTTCTTGATAATAAAGGGTAATATGGACTACTTAATAGAGTTAATTGGCGGACTAATCCTTGTTGTATTGAGCGGTCTAGGGTGGCAAATTAGTAATATGAAAAATGATATTAAAGAGTTGCAAACTAACAAGGCCGACCACGACACCCTTAACGAGATTAAGGATGATCTTAAGCTAATTATTAAAGAATTAACTGAACTCAAAGTGGAGCAGGCTAAATGGCAAGCAAGACGAGAAACAATAGAGCAGATGAGGCTAGAAAAATCCTCGAAAACGACCTCTTTGAGTTTGCCAAATACGTAAACCCACACTACATGTATGGGGATGTTCACGAAGAGGTGTACAAGTGGCTACAAGAAGATGGTATCAACAACCAAAAACTTCTTCTTATGCCCCGTGGACACCTTAAATCTCACTGTGTAGCAGTTTGGTGTGTTTGGAAGATTACTCGTGATCCCGCCACTTCAATTGTCTATCTCTCCGCTGGAGAAGATCTCGCTACAGTGCAGGTGGACGCGATAAAAGGGATGATCACTTGTGATCGATACCGTAAATTGTGGCCTGAAATGATTAACAAAGAAGAGGCTAAACGTAGTAGGTGGACCGCTTGGGGGTTTAACGTAGATCACCCTAAACGTAAAGAAGACCGGACACGTGATATGACAATTATTGTGAAGACGGTAGGTGCTAACTTTACAGGTCTTCACTGTGATATTCAAGTTTACGATGACGTAGTTGTTCCTCGTAATGCGTACAGCGAGACAGGACGAAAAGATGTTAAGGCTGCTGTTTCACAATGTGCCTCGATCAAGAATGCGGGAGCGGTCACGGTGGCAGTAGGTACCGTCTACCACCCAGCGGATGTTTATGCTGATTTTAAAACTGCAACAGTTAAACATTGGGATCAAGAGGTTCAAGATTTCACAAAAGAAGAGCCTTTATGGGATATTAAAGAGTACGTGTTGGAGGATAACGGAGACTTAACCGGGAACTATTTATGGCCGAGTCAAGTAAGTCCACATAACGGTAAAACGTACGGTTTTAATATTCGAGAAGCGGCGATTAAACAAGGTGAATACTTCTCTATGGGAGAGCAATCCCAGTGGTATGCTCAGTATTATAATCGTGCCAACGATGTGTCGTCTGAAAAATTAA